TGCAGGGCCATTAACAGGAGATGTAACAGGTAATGTTTCAGGAACTGCTGCCACAGTAACAGGAGCAGCGCAATCTAATATTACTTCTTTAGGTACATTAACAACTTTAACTGTTGATAACGTCATTATTAATGGCACAACAATAGGCCATACTGACGATACTGATTTATTAACATTTGCAGATGGAATCTTAACTGTAGCAGGAGAAGTTAGTCTTACTACTTTAGATATTGGTGGAACTAATGTTACTGCAACTGCAGCAGAGCTAAACATATTAGATGGTGTAACAGCCACTACAGCAGAGATTAACTATCTTGATATAACTACGCTTGGTACGACAGAAGCTAGTAAAGTAGTTACCTCAGATGCCAATGGTGTCACAAAGTTTGATAATGGTATCCAAGAAGAATCAACAGCAGTTACAAGTTCTAGTGGTTCAGCAACATTAAACTTACGAGATGGTTCAGTTTTTACACATACTCTTTCTGAAGATGTAACATATACTTTTAGTAATCCTGCTGCATCTGGATACGCTTCTTCATTTACATTAAAGGTTACACAAGACTCTTCAGCTAGAACTATCACTTGGCCTGGATCAGTGGATTGGGCTGGAGGTACAGCTCCTACGCTTAGTACAGGATCAGGTGATGTAGATGTATTTGTATTTATGACTGTGGATGGTGGAACGATTTATTATGGATTTACAGCAGGACAGGACATGACCTAATGGCTTTTCTTTCTGAAAAACTTATCTCTGCATCTGGTGGCGTACAGGAAGAAACAGATAACGATTTTTTTATCACAACGTCTTTGATGCATTTCGATGGCTCAAATAATGGGACTAACAATGCCTTTTCAGATTCATCAGATAGTGGGCATACTCTCACTCGATTTGGAAATACTACTCAAGGAACCTTTACCCCTTTTAGTAGCGATGAAGGCAAGTGGTCTGTTATTTTTGATGGGACTGATGATTATATTGATGTAGGATCTTCAAATGCTACACAGCTTGGATCAGGTGATTTTACAGTAGAATTTTGGATAAGGACTACTGACACAAGTTTCAATATCGCTAATCCAGACAGCGGAAATGGCTCAGGTTATTGGGGATTGATGGTGCAAAGTGGGGATCTTAGGTGGAATGATTCTTATAATGTGTCTAACAAATGGGTGGTGGATGGTGCTGGTATTTTAGACGATGCTTGGCATCATGTAGCAATTGTAAGAAACTCAGGCACGATTGCTGTTTATTATGATGGAACTTCACAATCACTTCAGAGTGGATCGTTTAGTGACTCAACGGACTATAGCGGTAACGATGGATTAAGAATAGGTTCTGGAAACTTAGATGAATTTGCAGGTTATCTAAGTAATTTTAGAAGTGTAAGCGGAACGGCTGTTTATACCAGCAATTATTCTGCGCCTACAACTCCTCTGACTGCTATCACAAACACAAAAGTTTTAGTTTGTTGCAGTAACAGATTTAGAGATAAATCTACATCTGCACATTCTATAACTACTGGTAGTGAGCCAAAGATACAACCCTTTTCACCCTTTGCGCCTAGTGCGGCCTATGATTCAGCAGTTAATGGTGGATCAGGTTATTTTGATGGAGGCTCAGATTATTTAAGACTGCCAACAAGCAGCGATTTTGATTTTTCTGGTAGTTTTACAATAGAGGCGTGGATTTACCTTCAGGATACATCAACTGCCAACACTGTTTTAGGTACTTGTGCCAACATTACCAACAGAAACGGTCTTTTTTTTGGCTTGGGAACAAGCGGTAATTTTATACTTTTCCAATACATTACAAACACGACTTTACTTAGCGCTCCAATTACTTCGCACGCATGGAATCATGTAGCGGCTGTGCGTAATGGGTCAGTTATAACTTTATATATCAACGGAACGAGTGTTGGAAGCGTAACATATAGCAATAGTTTTTCAGGTGATTCTGCAAATGGAGGTATTGGAGGATTTTATTCTAATCCTGGGTCAGCTTGGTATAAAGGATATATGTCTGACTTAAGAGTGGTTAATGGGACGGCAGTTTATACATCAAACTTTACTCCTCCAACAGCACCTTTGACGGCAGTAACAAACACTAAATTACTTTGCAACTTTACCAACGGCCAAATGATTGACTCAACGGCAAAAAATAATTTTGAAACTGTTGGGAGTTGTTCATTAAAGACGGCTATTAAAAATTTTGGAACAGCGAGTTGTGATTTGTACGGATCGACAGGATCAAGAGTTGCGTCTCCTCCTAGCCCTTTATATAACATTTTAAACGCTGGTAAATTTACAGTTGAATTTTGGTTATATGTAGATAACTACCATGCTTACTATTCAGATATTGTCGGGGTTTTTAATGGCATATCTGCAGGATGGTTAATTTATCAAAACGGCACTAACATAGAAGCATATATTAATGGTGTTCAATTACAGGTATCAAGGCCATCCACTAGCACATGGACACATATAGCTCTTACAAGAGATGGCACAACTGCCAGACTTTTCAAAGATGGAACATCTGGGGCAACAAGCACATCTTCTTTAGGAGCAGATCAAACAAGTTATGGATTAGTCTTTGGAGGAGATGCAACAGGGAGGAATGGTTTAGACGGATTTATTGATGAATTCCGTTTGACTCTTGGAAAAGCAAGATACACTTCAAACTTCACTGTACCGACTGAGGCATTTTTAAATAGGTAACAATATGCAGATAGCGATTATTAAAGATAATAAAGTAGAAAGTATGGGAGAGCATACAGAGTTATTCCCAAATGTTTCTTTTCCTGCATCTGGCCCAACTTCTGATTGGATGACAGAAAACTCTGTAATGTTTGTTTACATGAGTCGCCCTTACGACAGGATGACCCAAAAAAGCACTAATGTAGATCCTTATATTGAAGATAATATTGTATATCTGCATAAGATAGAAAGTCTTACTGACAGTGAAAAGACAACAGCAGAAACAGAAGTTAATAATCAAACAGCAGCAAGAAACAGAGAAGAAAGAAATAGAAGACTAGCAGAAACAGATTGGATGGCGTGTAGCGATGTAACTATGTCAGATGATTGGAAAACATATAGACAAGCGTTAAGAGACATTACGACACATAGCAACTGGCCTAATTTAAAAGTGCCTAATATAGATGGATCAGGTGATAATGATTGGCCTGTAAAGCCATCATAAGGATAATTAAATGAATCCAAAACAATTAGAGCCAGGATCTAGTTATGCTCAGTATGATACTGATGGTGATGGTGTAGTTAGTGATCAAGAGATTGCTGCAAGTGAAAGGCTTCAACAACTAGAGATACAGAACGAAAAAGCTGATGCACAACGCAATATGTGCTGGTTTGCTCTTTGGGGTATGTTGTTGTATCCATCGTTAGTATTAGTAAGTAGTTATTTAGGATTAGAAAAAGGAGCTGATATATTAGGGACAATGAGTAGTATCTATTATATATCAGTAGCAGGTGTTGTAAGTGTATGGTTTGGTAGTCAGGCCTATACATCTAAGAATGGAAAGAATGGAAAATAATTCAGAGAAAGCATTGGAGTTAGCCTTGGAAGCTTTAGAAAGAATAGCAACACATGAGAAAGAATGTGGAGAGCGTTGGACTGAGGCTATGATAGAACTGCGTGAGTTAAAGTTAGCTACTCGTAGTCATGCTCAAAGATGGGAAAAGTTAGCTTGGATGGTAATAGGAACAGTTACAACTACAGTTATTGCAGCATGGGTTGCATTAATATTTAACCTATAAAGGTTTATAAGTTATGGCTAAAAGTAAAAAAGCTCTCAAGGCATTAAAGAGGCGCAAAGAAGCGAAAGGGCGTAGTCGTGTTTTAAAAGAAAGGCAGGACTATACTGCTGGTGGAAGAGTAAAGTCACAATTTGGTGGTTTTATTCCTAATCTTGATATGGCAGAGATAGAAAAAAGAGCTAGAGCTGCTGCTAATAGGGCAGCCGTTAATAGAGAACAGGCTGCAAGGGCAGATGCAGGAGGCTCTACTGATCAAGAAGCTAATCAAACTTCAGATACAGGAACAGATGTAAGTGGTAGTACAGCTATAAGTAATCAGGTTCCTGTTACAAATCAAGCTGCAGCAACTGATACTGATCTTGCTGGAGATGATATTGTTGGAGATGCTCCTGCAGAGTTAGAAACTCCTGATCAAGGAACTCAACCACCACCTGTTCAAGACTCACAGCCTACTTCTACTCCTACTAGGGGTCTTGATGGAGTTATGTATTCTAGTCAAGAAGCTGCGATTGAAGCTAATCGTAACTTTACAGGTAGAGTCCCTCAAGATAGAGTTAATTTAGATAGTAGTCCTTTTGATTATAGTAATCTTAATATAAATCCTAATGCTCAGGTGCTTAATGTTAGAGTTAACGATGGCTCAGGCAATAGGATTGTTCAAGTACCTTTTGGATCTTTAAGTGCAGCACAACAACAAGATTTAAGAAATATAGCTTCTAATAATCCTGATTTAAATAAAAGAGCTGTAATAGCTTATGATTATTTAAATCGTAGTTTTGGACTAAAGGCAGAAGCAGAAGAAACAGAAGAGGAAGCTCCTGCAGAGGAAACACCTCCTACAGAAGAAGCTCCTCCTGCAGAAGAAACACCAACAGAAACTACAAGTATTCCTCTTATATATACTAAGAGTTATGAAGAATTTGCTGGCCCTCCTCCTCAAAGACCATCAGGAGGGGGTGTTGGAGTAACGAATACTTATAATGCAAGAAGACAAGCCTATAATACACAAAAAACAAGATGGGACTCTTTATCGCCTACTCAAAGATTTCAACAGTTTGGGGCAGGGCAGGGATCTTTAGGACAAGTATTTACACAAACAGGTACAACAGGTGGTACAGGTAAAGTAGGTGCAGCACCAGGAGATCCTGCAAAAGAAGTATTAGATAAAATATATGATGAAGAACAAAGAAAAGATTTTAGGGTAGATGGGCCTGAAGCTTTTCAAACACAACAGACTTCTTTAGAGGGAACAGTATTAGGCGGTAGACAATTATCAGAGGTTCAAGATATAGGTGAAAGAACTGTAACTGCTGGTGATATCTCTACTGCATCAGGCACTTTTAGAGGAGCTGCTGCCCAAGATCAAATATCAGCTCAGACTATGGAAGCCTACAATCAGGCTGAAGCTAATTACTTTGATAAGTATCCTGAAGCTAGACAAGCTATACAGGATGGTACATATAAAAACGTATTTGATTACCATGCTAAAGTAGGTATAGGACAAGGTAATACATTAACCTTTGATACTGCTAGGATTGCTAAAGCTGACTTTGATAGATTAGCTGAATCAACTTCTTCTGAGTTACAACAAACTCAAGCAGCTCAAAGAGATGCTGAAGCAGAACAAGCAGCTCTAGCTAGAAGACCTGTATTTACTGAAGATTTGAGATCTCAAATAGATCCTGTTACAGGTGAAACAGTTACTTTAGCAGCTACTCCTAATGCTGAAAAACAACAAAGACAAGCTATTACAGATGAAGTTGCGGCTCAAGGTACTGAAGCTATTATTCAAGGATCTATTGGATATGAGGCTGCAGAAAGAAGAGTAGTAAAAGGAGAGGCAGCTAAAGGATCAGCAGCTTCTATGTTATCTGAAGTTGGAGGATTACCTTCTGAAATAACAGAAGTTATTTTAGAGAATCCTGCACAAGTAACAGCACAGGTAGATACACAACCTGTAGAGATTCAAGCAGCTATAGCAGCTTTACCACAAGAAGCATTAGTATCAGTACAATTAGAGAATTTATTAGCTGGTATAGATGAAGGAACTACTCCTGCATGGGCTAGACCTGCAGTACAGTTAGTAGAGTCCAGGTTAAATGCTAGAGGATTAAATGTATCTACAGTTGGTAGAGATGCATTATTTAATGCAATTATTCAATCTGCATTACCTATAGCTCAAAGCAATGCAACAGCTTTGCAACAAAGAGCTAATCAAAATTTATCTAATGAGCAACAAGCTAATATTTTACAAGCTAATCAAGAGATGCAGCTACGTTTAACTAATGTAGCTAACAGACAAACATCTGAGTCTCAATCAGCACAGTTAGCACAACAAATTAATTTAACGCAAGGACAAATTACTCAACAAACAGAGTTAACTGAATCTCAACAAGCACAACAAGTTAGGCTTCAAAGCTTGCAGAATGAACAGCAAGCAGCTATGGCTAACTTAGGTAATGATCAGCAAATAGAGCTTGCTAATTTACAAGTTGAAGCTCAAAGGTTAGGAGCTAATCAGTCTGCAGTAAATCAAGAAAGATTAGCTGAGATGCAAGTAGCAGCTAATTTCTTACAAAAGAACTCTGAGTTTGCTCAACAAATGGAGCTTGCTAATTTATCTAGTGAGCAACAGATGCGATTAGCTTTTCTTACTGCTAAGAATCAAGCAGAGGCTCAGAACTTAACAGCAGCTCAACAAACTGAATTAGCTAATTTAAATAAAAATCTTGAAGTAAATAAAATTAGTGCTGGACTTGCTCAACAAATGGGATTAGCTCAATTAAATGTAGATCAACAAGCAGCTATTAGGAACGCTGCTACTGTAGCTAATATGGACTTAGCTAAGTTTAGTGCTTCTCAACAGATAGAACTTGCTAATAGTAAATTTATGCAAACATCTACATTACAAGATCTAAATAATAGACAACAAACTATTATTAGAGATGCTACTTCTTTAGCTGCTATGGATATGCAAGGAGCTGATCTAACCAGTAGAGCTAGTATTGAAAATGCTAGAAACTTTTTACAAAGAGATTTAGCTAATTTAAGTACAGAACAACAATCTTATATTTTAGATTCTCAACAAAGACAACAAAGAATATTAACTGCAACTGCATCTGAAAATGCTGCTATTCAGTTTAATGCTACAAGCCAAGCTCAAACAGATCAGTTTATGGCTAATTTAGGTCAACAGTTAAATTTACAAAATGCAGCACAACAAAATGCTATGGAACAGTTTAATGCAACAGAAGCTAATCGTATTGCTGCATTAGAGGCAGGTAATGATTTAGAAGCTGCAAGATTTTCTGCACAATTAAATAGTCAGATAGATCAATTTAATACACAAATTGATTTTCAAAGAGATCAATGGAATCAACAAAATTCTCAAGCTGTAGAGCAATCTAATGTTAACTGGCGAAGACAAGTAAACTTAGCAGAGACTGCAGCTCAAAATGCAGCAAATCAATTACAAGCTCAACAACTATTTGCTTTAAGTCAGCAGGAACAAACTTTCTTATGGCAACAGTTAAGAGATGAAGCTGCTTACTATAGGCAGCAATATGAAAATGAACAACAACGTAAAACTACACTATATGCAACTGCATTAGCTAATGAATCTGAAGGGGCTACTAAAGGCCTTACAAGCACCTTTTCAAAAATTTCAGATTTATTTGCTTCAGCAGCTCGACAAATGGGAACTAATGAAACTAACTTTGGAACATAGTAATGGGAATAATTAAAAAGATATTTAAAGGTGTTGGTAAAGTCTTTAAAAAAATTGGTAGAGGTATTAAAAAAGCATTTAAAGCCTTTGGTAAGTTTATGGGTAAGATAGGTTTTGTAGGCCAATTAGCCATGATGTTTTTATTCCCTGCTGGTATAGGAAATATGTTTCTAAAAGGGTTAGGTAAACTAGGTGCTAACTTAGCTGCTGCTACAGGTAATTCTATATTTTCTGCAGCAGCTAGAGGTATAGGTAATGTTTTAACAGGAGCAAAGAATTTTGTAACTGCAGCTAAATCAGGATTTAGTAGTATTACTAATGGTCTTAAAGAATTTGGTAAGACAGCTTTAAATAAATTTGGTGAAGCCACAGGGATGTTTCAAATAGATGGGGCAGCTAAGAATTTTTTTGGTACTGATTCAGCTATGGAGTTAACTCAAAAAGGATTTGAACAGACAAAAGAATTATTTAGAGGTCTTAGAGAAGGAACATTTGATCTAAAAGAAGCTATAGACATAGATAAACTTTCTGACAAAGTAGGAATTAGTGTAAAAGATCTTAAAAGTTTAAATCCTGAGATGGTTATATCTTCTGAAGGCATGGTTCAACCTATGGAAAGTTTAAATTTAGATTTAGCTGAAGGATTAAAAGTTGATTTTGAATATAGCAGTCAAGCTACTGTTCAAAAGGCTGCTTCTAATTATGGTTCTGTAACTCCATCAGAAACTTTTAATAGAATGAGTGGAGCAGAATACTCAAGAGATTTAAGAAAAAATCTTGCAGCAGATCAAGGGCCGCAATATGCAGACAATGCTATGAGGATGAGTGGTGCAGAGTATTCAAGACAAGTAAGAGAAGGGCTTAAATTTGAAGGAGCTGAAGATTTTGTTGCAGGTATTGATGCTCAAACTCCTATAAAACAAAAAGACTTCGGAATTCAAAAGGTTGTTGATTCAATAATAGGAGAGCCTGAAAAGACAATACAAAAAAGTTGGTTTCAAAAAGGGTTAGAAAGAACTGTAACTCCTTTTAATCCTGCAGAAGTTGGGTTTCTTAAAGCAGCACAAAATGTCGGTCAAGTTGTTTCACAATTTGGAGGACAAGATGAAATAACTTATGGAAGTGGAGGGTTTATGGTAGATCCTATGCCAGCTACTAGATTAGAAGATTTTCAAAGTGATGCAGGGCAAGCTTATTTAGATTATGAGCGTAGAGCATCTCAGAACAATATGTTTGGCATAGATCCTTTTTTAGATTTTACAAGATCTAATTCACAGTTCCCATTGTATATGCCAATGTTAGGCTTTACACAAGGTCAATAATATGGAAGACAAAGAAAATATAAATTTTTATGGTCGTATGGATAGGCCTATACCTGGAGAAGGACTACTTTCTGATCCTAAATCTCCTTGGCCTTGGGAAAGTCCTCCTAGATTTACTTCAGTATTACAAGCATCAGAATATATTTTTGATGAGTTAATTGATGAAGATTTAAATCCAATTATTTTAGATGCTTTAGATGATGAAGTACCTGTAATGGATATTACAAGATTTATATTATTTAAAGGTTTTACAGAAGGCTTGTGGACTCCAGATTTATTATTACTATTAATAGAGCCTACTGCTTATATATTAGTAGCATTAGCTGAAAGAGCTTTAATAGATCCTGTGGTTTATAGAGAAGAAGATGAAGATGAAATATCAGATGAAGCTCAAGTTTTTACAGATAGTGAATCTTTAGATGAATTAAGAAATTATAATAAAGAAAAAGGTATTCCTGAAGGAGCTATAAGTGAAACTATTCAATCAAGAATAGATGAGCTTCCTGAAGGAAGAAGTTTATTAAGTAAACCTGAAACAGAAGAAACAAGTTTACTTGAAAGGACAGGATAATGGTTGAAGGAATAGATGCTTTAGGCAGAAGTCTTCTAGGAAGACAAGATACATTTAGAGAGCAAAGAGAAGAGGATATTAAAAAGCAAAGACGTAAGCAAAGAAATCAAGCTTTGCTTACAGGTGCTTTAACGATTGCTGATAATTTTGCTAGAGAAAAATATGATAACTGGTTTGGTAATGAAGCCAGTAGAAATGTTTCTAGGTTAATAAAAAAACAAAAAGAATTAATAGGTAATAGAGATAGTTATTTAACTGAGTTAAGAGCTTCAGGCAAGACTCCTCTTGCTTATGAAATGGATTTAGTTGAAAAAGAATTAACTTCTGATGTATTAGGTAAACGTATTCTTTTCTTTAATGATTTATCTAAAGACAAACAAAATAATATTTTGTATGGGACAGATGGAAACTCAGGACTATATAGAACTATTGCACAACAAAGGTTAAACGCTAGGAATGAATGGGCAAAGAACTTACAAAACTATGATCCTGATGCAGCTATACAAGGTTGGAAAAAAGTAAACCCTAATAGTAAAAATCTTTTAGGGGCTGCAGTTGATTTCTTTAAAGGCAAAAAAATATTTGGTAATGATCAAACTAATAATGATGCATTAGTAGCTGAAAGGCTAAAAGAAATTCAAAATGATGATGCTCAATTAGAATTATATTTATCAAAAAGACAAATGGGTTTTGATACAGATAAAGCTATTGCAGATATTAATGAAACTTTAAGGCTAGAAGATAAAGAAGGTCTTCTTAGAAGAATAGGAACATTAGTAGGCACACCTCAAGAAAAAACCTATACAACAGTTATTGATGGAGAACCTTTTGAAACTAAAGTTATGGAGGCTCTTTATAAATTAGAAAGTGGTGATATTGAAAGAAGAGAAATTCCAGTAGCTGGCTCTGGTTATACTGATCAAGAAATAGAAAGATCTCAAGAATATTTAAGTAGAAAATATAAAACTAAAGTAGAAGAGTTTAATTTTACTGATCCTTTAACCAATATCACAACTAAAAGAAAAAGAATATTTACAGTAACTGCTGATGGAAATGAATTAACTTATAAGACTGAAGTAGTCCTTACTGAGCCTGGGAAAGAAGCAATGATTGCTTCTGAAATGCCTGAGTATGTTAATAAAGATCTTGTTGCACGTTCTTATAATGCTTTTGAAAGTAACTTTAGAAATATTTTTAGATTTGACAAAAGAACTGATGATTACCTTTCAAGTAAACTTAATGCTGTTAAAGGTGGTACAGATTCACAAGCTGCTCAAACTTTAAAAAACAATATAGGTATTTCTCAAGCAAAAACTGTTCATAATTTAAATACTGACTACGAATCTTTAAGCCAAATATTTAGAGGAGAGCAAATTTCTCAACTAGCCACTCAACTTCAAGTGCTAGATACTTATATTCAAGCTGAATTACAAGAAAGAGAGGGAGGATCAAGAACATTTAAGGGAAGCTCTCAAGAAAATATTGATCCTGCAAAGCTTTTAATTGCTATTGATTTATTAAGAGCTGATGGAAGATTAGCTACTGACAGAAGAGGAGTAGCCTTATCTGATAAGAGATTACAAGATATTGTAAATGGCCTTGGTATTGTTGAGAATGGAGGAAGATCTTTTTCTTTTAATAGAGCTGAACAAGGTGCAAGATATTTTGATGAAAATGAAGTTGATGAAATTGTTAAATTAAGAAATATTATTCTTAAAAAAGATAAAGGGTCTGACAGGTTATCTTTATTAGATGGTAGATATGGAATTATAGATGATACCTTTGATCAAGAAGGGCCACCAGAAAAGTTGTTTGCTACTGCTTATGATTTAATGATTAAGCAAAGAATTGAATCAGATCTAAAAAGAAAAGTACCAGATAAATTAACTGGATCAGAAAGGTTTGAGACACCTGGAGATCCTCCTCCTCCTACACCTGTTACGTCACAAGATAAACAGATTCTTGATGATTTTAATTTATCTAATGGTGATTCAGTTTCAATAGATACTGGACAGGTAGATAGATTTAATAGACCTGTAGTTCGTACATTAACTTATGATAATGGACAAGTAACTGTAAATGTTCCTAATAGACCTTCTAGAGGTGCAGGAAATCTCCAATTAATAGGAAATCAAGCAAGTTTATTTAAACCTTTAACTATTGATGATATACCTGATGGGCCTATTAAAAACTATTTAGCTTCTAAACAAAAACAATATCAAGCTAATATACAACGTCTTAAAGATTTAGGAGTTCAAGGTGAGCGAACAGTTTCAACAAAGGTTGGTGAAGAAACCTTTGAAACTAAAGTTAGTGATCTTACTAGCAGAAGTTTAAGACCTGGGGGAAGGTTTAATGCTGAAATTAGTAGATTAAAAGCTGAAAATAATGAAATTACTAGGATATTAAATATAGATGATTCGGCTCTCTCTTTCCTTCCAGGTATGTTTAATATTAGGAATAGAGATGCAAGAGTAGATTTCTTTTTAGGTAAAGATAGTAGTTCTTTACTTTCTAAAACTAATA